TTGTACCGCAGTGCTGCGCGGTCCAAAGCGCGCGTCACCCTGGTAGCTGGCCACTCCGTGACCGACTCCAACGACTCGGCCACCGCAGCGATCCATCCGTCGTAGCCCGATCGTGCGTGATCGACGATCCATCCCTGCGGCCCTCGGGTGGGAAACTGGTACGTCGAGGGCGTTGCGCGCAGACCCAAGACCTGGCGCGAGCTGCGGCGCGCGAGGATCTCGGTAGCGACTTCCTCCACGAGCTTGCCGTGCCGATGATACGCGCGACCGAACGGGGACAGCCCGTAGCCGTGGATCTCCTCGTGCATCACGGTCTTGATCGCCATGCGTTGCGCCTCGGTGAGATTGCGGCCTCCACTGGCGAACGCTGACGCCGCTTCGCCGTCCACCGATGGGTTGACCGCCACTTTGCCCGCGCCGTTGTGGTAGCCGCGCTCCGGCATCGCCTCGACCACCAGCCGGTCCTGCTGCGGGCGATCAGCACGCGGCATCTTGTACCGGCTCAGTACCTCACGGGCGGCCCTACGTGCTGACTGGCCACCGTCGACAGCACGCTGTGAGAAGCCGTTCGCCATCGCTTGGAAACGCGACTCACGCGCGCTGCGCGGCTTCCTCATGCGCGCTTGTGGTTTGCTCTGATCGTTCTCCGGCTCTCCCGACAACGCCGCGAGAATGTCGTCCACGATCGGGATCGCGACGCATCGGCAGCGGTAGTCGTGGCCTGGGTGGTTGCGGGCTCCATTGCGTGCCGTGATCGGCGGGTCGTCCCACTTGTGCTCGGTCTGGTTGAGCGCGTGATGCATGGGTCGGACCCGCTCGTCTTGGCTGGTGCTCCACCGGTACCGCTTCACACCGACGTGCTGCTGGCGTAGGCGGGTGAGCTCGCCGTTGAGCTTGCCGATCTGGTCCTGCGCGATCAGGTCGGCTCGTGAGCGGGCAACGCCGAAGCGCTCTGTGATCTCCCGCGCCAGGTTCTCGACACGCTGGCCAGATCGCAGTGCGTTCACCACGGTCTGCTGCAGCTGGTCGATCACCGTGCCGTGCAGGCCTCCGATCAATCGCACCTGCTCTCGCGCGAATGCGTTCAACGGCGCTTCGAGGTACGGCTCCGCACCGATCGGATCGAACCCGATCAGGCTGGCGAAAACGCGACCGGCTTCCTGCCGGTTCTGCGACGCGGTCTCGGCAGCTGCCTGCACTCCGAGGCGTAGCGACCGCGTGTCGGTCAGCTCGGCAGCGACGGCTTCACGCATGTCTCCAAACGCGCGATCGATGTCGTCGTTTGGCGCGTCAGTGCGCTGCGCAGCTGCGGCCTTCAACGCGGCATTGACGCGTGGCAGCAGGCTCTCGCGCGCCAAGGTCTCGATGCGGTCGAGGCCTTGCTTGAGCGCGATGTAGTAGCGCTGGCGTGCTCCGCCGGGCCACTTCACCAGGTAGAGGCGTGCACCTGGTTTGCGGTACTGGCCTGTAACCTTGGCAGCCTCGTAGCGCGCACGCAGGTTCGCCGCTTGCAGCAGCGAGAGCGACATCAGTCAGCCTCGGGGCCAGGAACTGGCAGGCCACCGCTTGGAGGCACTGCGACTGGTGGCTCGGGTGGATTCTCCGCCATCTCGATCTTGCGCTGGAGCTCTGCCTCTTTGATCTGCTCGCGTGCGTCGAGATCGATGGTGGTCTCCGGTGACCATCCGCGTGCAGTGAATCGGGACGTCGCGACCTCTGCGGGGGTGAGCACCTCGGACTTGATGTCGATCGCATCGGCTTCGCTGGTGAGCTTGCGGATCTCCGCTTGCTCCTTCGCGGTCGGCGACCACAGCGGGTTGAACGTGATGTCCCAGGACTTCGGCGGCTTCCTTCCTTCCTCGCCCCACAGGAGGCCGAAGAACTGCTTGAGCCGCGGCTTGAGCTCGGACATCTGGCGCGCGGCCACCGAGTCGTACCACCACGTCATGTCGCTCTCGCCAGTGGCATTGAGCCCAGCTGGCTCCTGCGCGAACAGGATCGTGACTGGCATGCGGGCCGCGGACGACAGGCGCAGCATGAAAAGGCGCAGCATCGAGTCCACGCCGGTGAGCGGCGTTGCCTTGCGCTCGAACTCCTCCATCTCCGCATCGACGACGACGGCGCGGGCAACCGATCGCGACATCTCCACCAGCTCCAGGCGCTTCATCAGGGACTTTTCAGCGTCCGCATCCTGAGACGCGAGCGTGTTGATCAGGTCGCGCACCTTGAACACGGCCTGGCTCATGTCGCTCATCAGGTAGGCGGCACCGTCCCAGCTCATGTGGAACTTGTTGAGCACGGTCTCGCAACGCTGCAGCACCGAATCGTCCCAGCTGTTGTTGCCGATCCTGCGTCGTCGACTCGTGCGCGCTCCACCGAAGATGACCAAACGGCTCTCGTGGATCTCGATGTTCGTTTGCGCGGTCGCCGCAGCAGAGACGCTGGTGAGGTTGTAGGTCGCGGGTTGCCCAAACTTCGGGTGGCGCGTGTCCTCGTAGTACGTCGCCGGCAGCAGCTCCCGGCAGTCGATGACTTCGAGCGCGTCGATCTTGCGGTATCGCTCGCCCAAGGGTTCGGCCTCACGCTGCGATCCGTCGTCGACAATCATGTACACGGCTGCGCCACCAAACACGCGCGCCCACACCTGCGCGTCGAGGAACGCACGATACGCGCCGAGCTCCTCCCAGCGCTGCATCACGTCGTCTGCTACCTCGCCATCGTTCTGCGTCACGGTGAAACCGCCGCGCATCATCTCCTCGGGCAAGCGGTCGCAGATGGACGCGGCCAGATCCTCGTGATGGTAGAGGTCGTCCAGCTCCGAGGCGGACAGCTTGCGACCCGCGGTGAATCGCGAGGCCAACGTCTTGTCCCGCATCGAGTAGCCGAGTCCGGTGAGCACGTTCGACCAGCCGTCGAGGCGCAGGGCGGGAAAGGCCTTGGTGATGCTTTCGATGATGCCCGTCATGTGTTGGCCATCGCCTTCGTGTAGAGGTCCACAGCGGCCCTATCGATCTCCTTGAATCCACGCGACATGGCGTCGCCGATGTCGTCGTGCTTGCCCTCGGGGATGGCCTCGACCTCCGAGAGCAGTGGTGCGTTCCACTCACCCGCGAGCAGCGTCACACGACCGGCTTCCGCCGCTGAGCTCACTGGTCCGAGGTAGGTGAGTTTGTTCTCGCGCGCGACTTCGAGGCTGACGCGGTAGCCGATCAGCTCGTTGCGGATGTAGTCGACCTGGTCTTTGCCCGCCTGTCCTGGGTCCTGCCAGAAGCACTGCGTGCAGGCGTGGCCGTCGAGTTTGGCGGTGGCCTTGCGCAGCTCGCGGTTCTGTCCGGGCGAGCCTCGCAGCGACACCATGTCGAGGATCCAGAGCTGGCCCTTGTGGTCGACGCCCCACTTCACGCCGCGCGTCCAGTCGGGATCGGGGTTCTCTGGCGTGGGCTTGCTCGCGGCGAGATCCCACCCACGCACGACGCGTGCGAACTTGTTGGGTGCCTTGTCCGCGATGCGGAACCACGATCGCTGGAAGTACAGGCCGGCTGCGGGTCGGCTGTTCCAGTTGGCCCAGCGCAAGCGCTCGCGCTCGACCCTGGGGAGCGCCATCAGGTTGGCGTGGTACGCCGGATCGGCTTCCATCAGGATCTGATTGTCTTCTAGCCTGGCGGCGATGAACGTGAACGACTTGGGATCGCCGTAGACGGCAGGGTCGAAGCGCTCGCGCAGCTCTGCCGGATCATCGGCCCACACCAAGCGTTCGTCGTACCGCACGAAGTAGCGCACGACGCCCGAGCGCTCTGGGATCACCAATCCGGTCTTGGGGTCGATCCACCAGTCGACCATGGTGCGGACCCATCCGCCGACGGGATCCTCCGAGTCGACCGGGTTGCAGGTGGCGCGTGTGTAGGGGCGCACTCCACAGAGCGATCGGGAGCGGGACTGCAGGTACCAGAACTGCGACTCGGTGAAGTGCGTGACCTCGTCGAAACCGATGAATGTGTACGGCTTGCCCTGGTGGCTGAGCTTGTCGTCCTCGTGCTGCAGGTGCGAGAACTTCATCGCCGCGCCTGCACGGAACTCCCATTCGAGCCTGTGCGCTCGCGCGATGCCACCGAAGTGCGGGTAGTGCTGGATCGATTCGTCCCAGATGCCGCCCTTGCCGGTGAGCTGCGTGGTTGTGCGGCGGAAGATGATCCCGTTGAAGTCGCGCACGTCGAAGTAGCGCGCGGGCTCGACCACGATCGAGCACGTTTTCCCGCCGCCTGCTGCACCACCGTAGAAGGCGATGTCTGCGGTGCACGCGAAGTATTGCGTCTGTGGGCCGGGCTGCGGCGCGAAACCGATCACGCTCGACAGGTGGCCGCAGTCGTCGCAGCGCAGCGTGATGTCCGAGCGCTGATCAGGCCTGCGCTTGACCGCCTGCACGGTGACGCACTCGCTCGGGTGCGTGCAGGTCACGTCACCAGCAGCATCACGCCGGCGGGCGTCTGCACCGAGCGCACCTGGTAACCCGCGAGCGCCAGCAGCTCCTGAGCCTCGGCGGTGCGGGCCATTGGCATCGGCGCGATCACGGGCTTGGTAACCGGGCGCGGCCGCGGTGGTCGCTGGTTACCAGGCTTGGCCACTGCCACCGGGTGCGGTGCTCTTGTGGGCGCTGTTGGTGCTGGCGCGACGGCTGGCTTCTGCGCGCGA